CTGTATCCTGTGGTGGGTAGGATTATTCTATATGCTGATCACTCATAGTCTATCACTGTGGATGACAGCATATTTGTTAGGTATATGTGTGATGACTCCTGTTATTAAGGACATCATCATATTGATCAGGGAAACATTTTTAAAAATAATTAATAAGTTGATATGAGGCCATTTAATGAAGAGGATTACAAGTTGGTGATGCTTTATGAAAAGGATTTCACCAGGGCTATTGAATCCAGGTACTGTACTGGGTTGTTGAAGGAGGAGTTGGAGGTCATTCAGAGGATCTACAATGAAACCCTTAACAGGCAGGCCAACATTACCTGTGGAGGATGTGTATTACAGATGATGACTTCTGTTGGAAGACTGTACTTTTCCTATAAGAGTAAGATGGAGGAGGAACAGAAGATCCAGGAGGAATCAAAGAAAGAAAGAAAACCAAGAAAACCAAGAGTAAAGAAAGATGAAGACAAAGTTATCATTGAGGCAGATAAAGGAATGTCTGATGCATTATAAGACTATTGCCAATGTAGAAGAAATGGCAGCAGTACTCAATGTGGATCTTACCAGGTTGAGTAAGACTGATTATGATACAGCTGCCAGGTTGATTGAAAGGAACAGGATGAGGTTGCAGGTCAACCTTAAAGAGGAACTGTACAGTAAGTTGAAGAAGGATGCAAAGGACACCAAATCAACAGAGCAGTTATATAAGATGATCTGTGATGAAGGTGAGTTGAAGAGGTTTGGAGTGAAGACCGTGAGTGATACAACCAATATCAACAGTACACCTACCATTGAAATCAAGTGTGCAGATCCAGATATAATTGACAAGATTAGTAATCTATGATGACCTTATCCAGTGTATTTTTAAAGACACTGGATGCTTACCAGTCAGGAAAATACACCATAATAAGCAATTATGGGGGTACCAGAAGTGGAAAGACTTATAGTACCCTCCAATTGTTGTATCTTATCCTTATCAGTGAAAACCATCATGATTTGATGATTAGTGTTGTGAGTAGATCAGTACCACATTTGAGGAGGGGTGCATTGAGGGATTTTGAGGCCATCCTTAATAGTAATGGAAGGGTTGGATTTGTTGATCTTAACAAGACTGAAATGTTATACACCTTCAATAACAACAACAAGATTGAATTCTTTTCTGCTGATAATGCTGGTAAGTTACATGGTGCAGCCAGGGACATCTTGTATGTGAATGAGTGTAATTACATAGCAGAGGAAAAGATAAAGCAACTCTTTGTTAGGACCAAGGGAACCAAGTTCATTGATTACAACCCCAGTGCCCAGTTTTGGATTGATAATTATAAGGGGAGGGAGGATTTCATTGAGTTCCACAGTACTTATCTGGACAATGAGTTTTTGACCAAGGAGCAGATCAGGGAAATTGAAAGTAACAGGAACAACAGTAGATGGTGGGCAATCTATGGTGAAGGTAAGGAGTATTTGAGGGAGGGATTAGCTTATCCCAAGGTCATCTTTGATCCACCCAGGAGTCATCATTTTGAAAACCCTGTTTATGGATTGGATTTTGGTTACAATGACCCTACTGCTATGGTGAGGGTAGAAATTGATGGTAATAAGTTGTATGTTGACACAGTGTTCTGTAAGCAGGGTATGGATGTGACAGACATCAAGAACTCAATATGGAAGTACTGTAAGAAGGGTTGTTTGATTATTGCTGATAGTGCAGAACCCCAGATCATCCATGAACTGAAGAATGCAGGTATTCCTGTGAAGCCCTGTGTCAAGGGTAACAACAGTGTTTTTGAGGGTGTGCAGTTGGTAAACAACTTTGAGATCCATTGTTGTGCAGAGTTGACCACAGCCCTTGCAAAGGAGTTCAAGACTTATGGATATGAGCAGGATGGTGATGGTAATTACACTGATACATTGGAGGACAAGAACAATCACTGTATGGATGCCTTGAGGTATGTAGTTACTTATTTGAGGGGAAAGAACAGTGGAAGGTATGTGTATTCAATGGTTAAATAGACCCATAAATAATGAAAAGGAATTTTAGATATGAAGTGGTTTAAGAAGAAAATGAGCCAGTTGACTGGAATGACCTGGTATGATGTGACTGTTGAGCAGTTCCAGAGGATACAGGGATTGGATTTGAAGGATATGGATGGTCAGATAGAAGCTGCCTCTATATTGTTAGGGATCAACAGTGATGATATGACCTGGAAGGAGTTCTGTAAGGAGTTGAGGAAGTTGGATTTCCTGAATGAGCCAATGCCCAACACAATAGTGAGGAAATCCTATGTATTGAATGGAAGGAAGTACAACTGTTTATATGACATACAGGATTTGAGTGTAGCCAGGTATATGGATTTCAGTAAGTTGGCTCCAACCAATGATTTGGTGAAGATACTGGCAGTGTTCCTTATTCCTGAAGGGAAGGAGTATGGTGAGGATTTGGATCAGGTGTATGAGGACATAAAGACAATGAATATTGTGGAGGCCAAGGGGATATTCAATTTTTTTATTTTGGAGTTCAGGGCTTGCATAAGAGTTATGAAAGACTTTTCAGTGAAGGCACTGAGGAAGAGTCCGGAACTCCAAAGACTGGTATCACAAACTATGGAATCCTCCTTTATGTTAGAACAGCAATTGAGTGGACTGGATTGAATCTTCATGAGGTGATGGTAATGCCTGTGACAGAGTTGTTCAATCTGACCTTATTCAATATTGACTGGAATGCCTTCAAGGAACAGCAGATGAAAAAAATGATGAAGAAATGAGTGAAATCAAGATGAATGTAAATCCAGTTGGTCAGGACTTGGTTGATCAGTTGAGGAATCTGGTACCTGTGAGGACTGGAAGGTTGAAGAACTCCATACAGTACAGGGTGAGGGAGGAGGCTGATGGTTATGTTATCAGTCTGTTGATGGAGGATTACTTCAAGTGGTTGAAGGACAGGACCAGACCACCAAAGTTACCAACACCAAGGGAACTGTCATTAGCAACACCTCCATTACCAAGGATGAACAAGTTAGGAGTGGTTAAGCAGGCTGATTTGAGTTCCAGATCAAAGGGTATAATGGAAAAAGTGGATATAATGGAGGCATTGAGTACTTTGGATCCAAAGGAAATAGAAGAACAAATAAAAGACATTATAAAGATATGATTAATATTAATCAAAACAGGAAAAGGTATATAGCAAGACCTACAGTACCATCTGGCACAGACAGGATAGAATATCAGGTTTCCATATCTGACAGCACCATATTCATAGGTAAGACCAGGTATTTTGGAGGTACTTATGAGGTGGATTGTTCAGACTGGATTGAAAGTTATATTGATGGTCAGGAAAAGGCAGGAAATCAGGTATTTTCTGTGACTGTGACTATCAAGTTCACCTTCATTGGATCCACATACACTACTTCCACTTCTACAATCACTTGGGCTCCAGAGGGTACCAACCTTCCAATGCCAGTTCAGGATTCCTCCTGTCCTTACTTGTATATTGAATTATCCAATTGTGGTTTCATTCATTATGATGCCACCACCTCAAAGTTCAAGGTCCCCCTTCTGTGCAAGGGTGGGCGTCTTGTTGGTTCCACTTCTGACAAGTTGGAAAAGGTTAACTACATTGACAGGTATGGTGATTCCCACAATGGCAGTATGACCAACAGGTATGAAATAGAGTGTTTCATAGACCCTGATTGGTTGAACATAAATGCCGGTTATATGGGTGGTGTAAACTACTACCATGTGATGTTGGCATTACAGAATGCAAAGAGTGCTGTTATGAAGTCTTTTGGTAATGACTTCATTAACATACCTGGAATGATGACATCTTCCACTACATCCCTGGAGGGGAAGGTGAAGGATGTGGAAAAGATAGATGTGAGGTCTACTTATTCCACCAATAACAGGGTACCCACATTGAAAATAACATTTGAGGTGTATCATTAATATGTAAAGACCTATGTTTTGTTATATTTAATATATGGAAATATGGTTAGATATAGCAAATTATGAAGGAAAGTACCAAGTTAGTAACATTGGTAATATTAGATCTATAAATTATCACAGAAGTGGAGTTGATAAATTGATGAAAACACAGAAATTAAACAATGGGTATTACAGTGTTGGTTTGACATTGAATGGTGTAACAAAAAGATTTCTTGTCCACAGACTTGTAGCAGAAGCATTTATTCCAAACCCTGACAAACTTCCACAGGTGAACCATAAAGATGAGGATAAGTCAAATAATATTGTTGACAACCTTGAGTGGTGTACATTTGAGTACAATTTATATTATGGATCACATTTTCAAAGATGTGGTTTTTCAAAAAGAGGTATACCAAGATCAGAGGAAACAAAGAGGAAAATAAGTGAAACAAAAAGGAATCAGAAAAGGACTTGAAGCAATTCAAGTCCTTTTCTGATTCATAAATAATATAAAGATTTAAGTAATATGAAGATAGAGTTATTTTTGGATGGTCACCAGGTTGAGATCAACAAGGACATTGATTTTGTGTTGAACAAGCAGTTCACAGAGCTTACTGATTTGACCAGTATCATTGTGGACTACTCCAAGACAATCAAAATTCCTATGACCCCTCGTAACAATGAGTTGTTCAACTATGTGTATAAGCTTGAACATCAAGTACTTGTGAATGAGGACATAATTTCGTATGATCCGTCGCAGAAAATTCCTATGACTATGACTTTCAATGGAAGTATAGTTATGGATGGATATTCTGTATTGAACAGTGTGAATTTGAAGGACAAGACTTATGAGGTGAATCTGTATGGTCAGTTGGGAAGTATATTCTGTGATTTGAAGGAAAAACCATTGAAGGATTACATTCCTGGATCCAATGGATGGTGGAAGACAATCAAGATGAATGCAATGACAGTTGCAACCAGTTTCCAGAATCCAGTTCACAGTCTTGACTGGACTTCTGACAACTGGTATGATTTCTTTGGTTTTGCACCCCAGATGATAGGTAAGAATGACAATTTCAACACCAGTGGATATGAGGAATATGGTACAGGTGAGGTGAAGAATTTTGTAGATGTAATCAACACCACCAGGAGTATCACCTATGCAGACATATATGTAAAGGATGGATTGGATTTCAACCAGTACACAGAAATCAGGTCCTATATGACAAGACCTTATGTGTATGTTGACAAGATTATCCAGTTGGTCCAGAATGAAATCAATAATGGTGGTTATGATGGTTACCAGTTGGTTTTGGATTCAGACTGGTTCAACAGTAACAATCCTTATTACAAGGATTTGTGTTTCTTTCCTGGAAATGAAAGTATAATTGATTCAGGTGAGGGTTTTAATGGACTTGTTACATGGAACAATTCTGAAAGGTCTATGAACTGGCCTATGACATACAGGCCTTCCACTTCAACAGTTGAGTTGGATGGTTACACTTACAATGAGGGAAGTGATGGACTTATCACTATATCTGGTTCCTCTGGTGAGGCCAGTATCACCTTAACATTGAATGCAGATGGTGTAGTAGTGAGGGACAGGGTGAAAGGTGTAGGAAATACTGATGGGTTCAACAGTAATGGTAAGTGGGCATATTACAACCTTGACAATATCACCAACATACCAGTGAGGTACATTGGTGTATATGATGCAAATGATGTGTTGATCAACAAGTTGTATCTGGTAGATGACACAGTACACAGTGTATATAAGCATCCTGGTTTCTTCACTTATAGATGGAGCCATTATGAGTTGACAGGTGTATGGACTAAACTGAGGAAGTTGAGTTCAAAGAACATTGTACCAAATTCCTGTAGTTGGGTTAATGGTAGTTCAAACAATGAGTATTGTGAGGTTACCCAGATATACAATTTTGGTAATGATGTATTGAACACCAATTCTTTCAAGTTCAAGTTGGGATGTGATGTGATTGATCTTCAGTATGGTACAATGGTGACTGAAAACATAAGTCACAGTGATTATGAGCCATTGTGTCCTTTCAAGAATAGCAAGTACCTTGATGAGGTATGGAATGATGAAGGTTCAACCTGGGAGTCTTATTTCAGGCCAATCCAGTCTATGAATGTATCAACAAACACCTACAGGTCGGGTTCATACTGGACAATCCAGGATGTATTGGGAAAGGACTTCAATCCTTTCAGGTGGTTGATAGATTATGTGAAGAAGTTCAGGTTGGCCTTTGATATTGACTATATGACCAAGACAATCAATCTGAAATCAGGTTATTTCAATGATGATAATATCACCTATAAAGAGGTAACTGTTGATTATAGTAAGGATGTGGTTATTGAACCTATTGTTGACAAGTTCTACAAGGTGAACTATGGATATAAGCCAAACAAAAGTAAGAAGGGGATCAAGTATTACAAGAACAATGGTGTGGAGTATGGTGACCTTGATATAAGTACACTTATTGACATAAACAATGAAAGTCTTTCATTGATACCAGATGAGGATGAAAGTGTGTTCATTCCAGAGGATATGAAATGTCTGAGTTGGGTCAATCTTAACACTACTGCACCAATCAAGTACTACAATCCTATATTTACAAACAAGGTCATCAACACCTTGAACAAGGATGGTGAAATAGAGTATTATCCTTTCTTTGCCTTCAGGTTGGGTAACAGGTATAACTACATACAACCAAATGTTCCTTTCTATTTCATTTCAGATGACACACCCAATCAGAAGAACACTGGTGAATACACTTATCTTGAGCACAACAGTAATTGGATAGCAGATGATTATCTTCTTCATTTGAATGGTATTCCACAGTTTGACAACTACATAAGCAGGACAGATAATGAAAACCATACTTACCTTTACTGGACAACCTTTGGTGTTCCAAAGGAGGTTTACAATGGTTATCTTCCAAGTAACATGGACAACTATTCAATCTACAACAGGTGGAAGAACTACCTCAATGAAATCTTCAATGTACACAACAAGAAGGTAACTTGTTATGTAAGAATGAGTTACCCAGAGTTTATCAACTTCAAGTTCAATCAGTTGTTTGTTATTGACAACTGTGTGTTCCTGGTGAACAAGATTATTGATTTCAATCCTAACAGTACTGAATCTACCAAGGTTGAACTTATTCAGATCAGTGATGTCAATAACCTAAAATAACTCATAAATAATAGAAAGAAAATGATTCACAGATGATAGTTGAAGAAGTAAAAATACAGACAAGTGAAAGTACCAGATCAGTCAAGGATTTGAGGAAGGAACTCAAGGATTTGAAGGACCAGCTTCTTAACACACAGAAGGGAACAGAGGAGTATTCTGATGCAATGCAGAGGGCAGCCAATATCCAGAATGAGTTGAAGGAACAGATGCAGGAAATCAACAATTCTGCAATGGATTTTGGTCAGAAGATGGGTAATGTGACAAAGACAATGAGTGGTATTGCAGGTGCAATCACAGCAGCTACTGGTGCTATGTCTTTATTTGGTGTTGAAAATGAGGAAGTCCAGAAGAAGATCACAGCCACTATGACCAGTCTTATTGGTATCACAGAGGGATTGAGTAAGTTGGATGATGGTATAAAGGCATTCAAGAGGTTGACTATTGCTGTAAATGCAGGTAGTAAGTCATTGAATGGGTTCAAGATTGCTCTTATCAGTACTGGTCTTGGTGCTTTGGTAGTGGTACTTGGTAGTGTCATTGCCTATTGGGATGAGTTCACAGAGGCCATTGGATTGAGTGCTGAAAAAATGGAACACCTTGGTGACATTGCAAAGGGTGTGTTTAATGTGTTTACTTCCTCATTGAAGGGTATTGCCCAGGCATTGGGTAAGATGTTGAGGGGTGATTTCAAGGGTGCATGGGATTCATTGAAGGATGGATTCAGTATAGTAAAGAACTTCAATGAAGGTGTTGCTGCATCAGAGGCCAAGAGGGAAGCCGAAAGGACAAAGAAAGCCCAGGAAGAGGCTGACAAGAGGGCAAAGATTGCAGAGGATGAGTACAAGAAGAGGATTGAGGCTGCTGCCAAGTTAGCCAAGTATGAAAGGGATATGGCTGCTGCCAGGTTGAGGGGTAGTGAAGCAGATAAGTACAGTGAGGCAAGCAGGAAAATCCAGGAAAACTACTTTGATACAATGCTGGGTCTTTATAAGAAAGACAGTGAGGAGTACAAAGCTGTTGTACTGGAAAAGGAACAGTGGTTACAGGATTGGGAAAACCACTTTACAGATGAAGCTGAAAGGGAAAGAGCCAAGAAAGAGGCAGAAGAACAAAAAGAAAAGGAAAGGATTGAAGCACAGAAGCAGAGGGATCATGAGGCAAGACAGAGTATGCTTGAATCATTCTATGAGGACTTGCTCACTGAACAGGAGGCACTGGATAAGAGGTATCAGATGTTGATTGATGCTGCCACCAAGGAAGGTCAGGACACACTTGCTATCCAGAAGTGGTATGAGGAGGAAAAGACCAGGATTGTTGAGGATGAAGAGGATAAACAGCAAAAGATAAGACAGCAGCACATTAAGAACTATTCCACATTGGCTGGTACTATAGGTGACATTATTGGTAGTATCAGTGATGTAATGGAAGAAGGAACAGAGGAGCAGAAGGGAATGGCCATTGCTGCCACTACCATACAGATGTTGGTGGGTATTGCCACAGCTATGTCTGGTGCTTTTACCACCAAATCAGGTCCATGGGACATCATCTTGGCTGCTGCACAGGCTGCTTCTATTGCTGCTGCTGGTATTGCTTCCATAGTGAAGATTGGTCAGGTCAGTGCAGATGGTTCTTCTTCAAGTTCAGCAGGTTCTTATGTACCATCAATCAGTATGCCATCAGTGGTTGGTGCATCACAGGATTTCAGTCAGACAGTAGATGGTGCTATTACCCAGACAACAATAAAGGATCAGAAGGTTTATGTGTTGGAGCATGAAATAAGTGAAACTCAAAATAAAGTCAAAGTTGCTGAAAGTCGAGCAACATATTAAAAGATATTAAAATAATTTCATAAATACTGTAATGAAGATATTTAAGGTCACAATAGATGATGATGAACAGTTGGGTATGAATGCCATTTCTTTGGTAGAGTTCCCTGCTGTTGAGGTTGATTTCCTTGCTTTTTCAAAGGAGCAGAAGATGAATTTCACACAGTTTGATGAGGAAAAGAGGGAAATCACTGGTGTAGTATGTCTTGCTGATACACCTATTTTGAGGAAGAATGATCAGTTTGGTATTCATTGTATTCTGTTTGATAAGGATACCATCAAGAAGATGATGTTAAGATATTTCAAGAATGGTCTTGGTAACCAGGTAAACATTGAGCACCAGGGTGAAATGATAGAAGGACTCACTATGATTGAGTCTTATATCAAGGATAGTAACAGAAATGTTTCACCAATTGAGTTCCAGGATGTAACTGATGGTTCATGGATTGCCACTTTTAAGGTAGAAAATGATGAAGTATGGAATGCCATAAAGGAAGACCACAAATTGAGGGGATTTTCCTTACAGGGTTGGTTTGGATATGGTGATGAAGTAAAGCTTTCTGAAGTGGAGGATTATGACACCTGGATAGATAATTTATATAAATAATAAATCCATAAATATTATGAAAATGAATGTTATGAAACTTTTCAGGGATCTGATGAAGCTTGGAAAGGTTGAAACAGAGGAAGGAATCCTCATTTTTGAAGGTGATGTACTTACAGAGGGTATGGAAGTCTACATTGAGGATGAGTCTGGTAACATTGTTCCTGCACCTGATGGTCAGTATGGTGAGTATAAGGTTGTGGATGGTAAGGTAGTTCCTGCTGAGGAACCAACATCTGAACCAGAGGCAGAACCAGTACAGCAGGCAGAGGAACAGCCAGAGGAAAAACCTACTACTGAACCAGAACCTGATATGTATGAAAAAAGACTTGAAGCCCTTGAAAATGAGCTTGCAGATCTTAGGGCTGCTATTGCAGAGCTCCAGAAGGAAAAGGATGATATGGAGTTCAGTCAGTTGAAACCTGCAGAAAAAGAAATCAAAGACATTGCCACCAAGGAATCAAAGGGAGCAATGAAGTACTTTGAAAAATAATATATAATTAAAATTTTTATAAACTATGGCTATTAATGTTTCAAGTTTAACAACTTATGTAGATGAGCAGAGGCTTCCTTTGATTAGAAAGGCTGTTCTTGCTCCTAAGAGTGCAGATTTGTTTAACCTCCAGACAGGTGTTAAATCAAAGGCTGCTTTGAACATCCTTACCACTTCTGTTGTCTTTGGTGATGGCAGTTCTTGTGGTTGGAACCAGGCAGGTACCAACACCCTTTCACAGAGGGAAATCGAGGTTGGTCATGTCAAGGTAAACATGAACTTCTGTGACAGAACCCTTTTGGATTACTGGGCAGGTTATGAAGTAAAGGTCGCTGCTGGTAAGGAAACTCTTCCTTTTGAAGAGTCATTTGTTGCTGACATCATTGCACATGTCAATGCAGAAGTAGAAAAGGCAATATGGCAGGGTGACACTACTGCAACAGGAAACCTTAGTATCTTTGATGGTCTTTTGAAGATCCTTAATGCAGAAACAGATGTTATTAAGATAGCAGCTGTATCTGGTAACAACATTGCACAGGAAGTTTATGATGCTTATGCAAACATTCCTCTTGAAATCCTTCATTCTGCAAGTATTGTAATGGGTGAAGATGCATTTAGGTCTTATATTGGTGAGTTGAATTCTGAAAACCTCTACCACTATGATCCTAAGGTAGATGAGGGTATGTCAATTGTCATCCCTGGTACTTCAACCAGAATCTATGGTGTTCCTGGTTTGAATGGTACAAAGAAGATTGTAGCTGGTGATTTGAAGGGTAACTTCTTCTATGGTACTGACCTTGAGGGTGATCAGGAAACATTTGACCTTTGGTATTCAAAGGACAACCAGGAGTTCAGACTTGCTGTTAAGTTCAATGCTGGTGTCCAGGTTGCATTCCCTGATCAGGTAGTTGTTAAGACTATTGCTTAATTCAACAGATTGATGTCCTGGGGGTAGGATATGCCTGCCCCCATTTATAAAGAAAATAAAATAATTGAATAATATATGAGTGCATGTGGAATTACACTTAAAGGTTTAGATTTTGGCTGTAAGGATTCAGTTGGTGGTATCAAGAATGTTTGGTTGGCTGACTGGAATGCTGCTGCACCTTTCCTTTCTTCTAGCAGATATTATACTTCTGCTATCAGTGCATTTAAGTTGTACAGATTCAGAGTTGGTAATGGTGCTATGAACAGTACCCTTAATGCTGATGAAACCAATGGAACAGTCTTTGTGCAGACTGACCTTAACATGAAATTCACCAAGCTCACAGAGGATGGTAGAAAGGAAGTTGCTGAAATCCTCAGGGGTAACACAGCAGCTATTGTGGAAACAAACACTGGTGAGTACTATGGTCTTGGTATTGAGCACCCACTTACTTTCACAAGTGGTACAGCACAGACTGGTGCTGCTATGGGTGACTTTGCCGGATATGACATCACTATACAGGACTATTGTTCTACTCTTCCTTATTTGCTTGATGAGTCATTGATTGCATCACTTCCTTCAACAGTTGCTTAATTGGGAGTGATAAATTGAGTTGAAAGACCTGGGTTAATAACCTGGGTCTTTTTTCATAAATACTATAAAACAGGATTGAAATGATATATTTTGAAAATGAAACAGTGCAATTTCCAAGGCATTCTGCTGAAACATCAAACAAATTGGTTGTGATCAATGAGTTGACTGATGAAAAGAATGAATTGGAATTTGTTGATTTAAGTGATGATGACAGATATTACCTCATTGACCTTTCCAATGTGGAATTGAAGGATGGTACTTACAGGTATCAGATAGGAAGTGAGGTTGGTCTTATGCAGGTGGGTGATTACATTGCTGAATCAACCCAATACAATGAAAAGAAACAAAATGTAGTTTATGAAAGATAAGATGATGTTTAGTGCATTTGAGCTTGAACAGACAGTCATGCCAGATGCAAAGGAAGTACAGAGGTCTGGATTTGATTATGTATCCTGGGGTAAGGATAACAGATTCCCACAGGATGTATATGATATGTACCAGAATTCTGCCATTCTGCAATCAGTGATCAATGGTACAGCAGACTATGTGTTTGGTAGTGGTGTCCTTTCCGCCTTTGATGTGGTGAATGACAAGTATGAAACACTGGAAGACATTGTAAAGAGGTGTGTCTTTGATTATTTGATTTTTGGTGGATTTGCAGTACAGTTGATGTATAAGAGTGGTAAGGTTGAGGCTATGTACTGGTTGGATTTCCAGAAGTGCAGAAGGTCAGAGGATGAAAAGAAGGTCTATTACAGTGATGACTGGGGTAAGTATGCCAAGAAAGCACTGGAATACAAGTCCTGGTATCCTGGATTTGACAAGGGTACTTGTATCTATTATTACAAGGGACACAAGACAAGGGGTATCTACCCTGTTCCTATGTACATTGGTGCATTGAAGTCTGTGAAGATAAGTACAGAAATCAGTAATTTCCACCTCAATAACATTGTAAAGGGATTTGCTTCCAATGCCATCATTTCATTCAACAATGGCACTCCTGATGAGGACACACAGGCCAGAATCGAAAGGGATGTAAAGGAAAAGTTCTGTGGTACAGACAATGCTGGATCCTTCCTCCTGCTCTTCAATGACAGTAAGGAAAATGCCTGTGAAATAGCCAAAATACAGGATGATGGATATGATGAAAAATACCAGTCATTAGCAAAGTATGTAAAAGAGGACATCTTTATTTCATTCAGGGCAACACCTGAACTCTTTGGTTTGTCTGTTGAGGGGAATGGTTTTTCTAGGGAAGAGTACTTACAGGCATTTTCACTGTACAACAAGACTGTGGTTATGCCTATACAGAAGGATATTGAAAGGGCATTCAAGTCATTTGGGTTCCTTATTAAGTTCAAGACTTTTACACTTGAAGATGCAGAAGACAAAGAAGGTATTGAGTAGTGAGTTATTCTGTTTATGTACACACCAATAAGGTGAATGATAAAAAATATGTTGGTGTAACCAGACAAAAACCACAAAGAAGATGGGGTTGTAATGGTTGTAACTACAAAAGACATCATTTCTTTTGGAATTCAATTCAGAAATATGGTTGGGATAATTTTGATCACCAGGTGTTTGAAGTGGATTCAGAGTCTGAAATGTTTTACCTAGAACAGTATCTGATTTCATACTATGGTACTTCAAATTCTGATAAAGGTTATAACCTTTCAAAAGGTGGTGAAAGTGGAAACTATCAGGGTGTTGGTCAAGAAGGTTATAAAGAATATTTAAGGGATTATGTTGAAAAACATAAAGAACAAAGGAAGGAGTATCAAAGACAATGGTATTTGAAGAACAAAGAAAAGGTGAAGGAAAGAAGTAAAGCATATATGATTGCTCACCTGGAAGAAAAGAAAGAATACCATAAAGAATACTTAAAAAAGTGGAGGGAAGAAAACCCAAACAAATTGAGGGCTCAACAAAAAAGACACAGAGCCAATAGAAAATTAAGACAAAATAATATAATGTAATTATGATCTACCTTATAAGTGAAGAAATATTGAAGTCAGAAGGACTGATTGATGATAATCTTTGGGGTGGTTATTTGAAACCATCTATCCAGTTGGCCCAGGATAAGGGATTACAACCACTCATTGGTGGTGCATTGTATGAAACCATCTGTGATATGGTAGGTGACAATTCCATCAAGAACCAGGCAAACCAGAAGTACAAGTTCCTTTTGGATGAGTACATCATACCTTACCTCTGTTTCCAGACACTGGCAGAGTGTGCTATTCCTATTTCCTGGAAGTTCAAGAACCAGGGATTGGTGGAGGCCAACACTGAATGGACTACCAGACCATATATGAAGGATTTCCAGTATATAGTCCAGAAGTATGAAAATGATGCAGTCTTCTATGGTAACAGACTTACTGATTACCTTAATGCCAATTCAACAGAGTATCCAGAGTATCACAGACACATTTGTGGTAAGATGAGTGCCAATAACAGGCAGTACAAGACTGGTCTTTATCTTGGATGGGGTGGATGTTCCTGTGGACTCAGGAGTGATCTGCCAGATAATAAATAAAAATATTTAATAAAATGATATTATCAGAGTTAAATAAGTTGTTGGTTAATGTTGCCAGCAGCAATTATCTTGTGAATGATGCCTTTGTAGGTGATGTTTACACCATCAATGGTAAGGAAAACAGGTTTGGTTGTTTTGTAGCAACCCCTATGACTGCCAACAAGATGACTGTTGGAACTATCAGGTACAATTATATTCTTTATTACATTGACAGATTGACCAAGGATGAATCAAACATTGATTTTGTCCAGAGTGATGCTGTGAGTGTATTGAAGGGTATCCTCAATTTCATTGGTGAACAGGGTATAGAGGTAGATGAAGGATATGAGTTCACCTTGTTCAGACAGAAGTTCAGTGACTGGTGTGCCGGTGCTTATGTTAGTGTCTATATCATTGTCCCAGATTATGAATGTGGTGAAGGTGATTTCAACACTGATGGTATTGATTTGAGGCCACTGGTGACTGACAGGAATGGTATCTATGAAGCAGGTAACAATGGTGGATTCAGTAGGGTTACTATCAATGTACCACAGGTAGGTGCAACAGAGGCCTGGGTGGATGATGAAATTGATCTGAAGTTGACTGGTTATGCCACACGGGAGTGGGTTGGTGACCAGGGATTCCTCACAGAACACCAGGATTTAAGCTCATATGCCACAAAAGAGTATGTAGATGATGGATTGGATACCTTGAGGGAAGAAATGCCTTCCTTGGAGGGTTATGCCACCAAGAATTGGGTGCAGACACAGGGATACCTCAACAGTGTACCTTCAACCTATGCAACAAAGAATTGGGTGCAGACACAGGGATACCTCAACAGTATACCTACCAATTATGCCACAAAGAACTATGTTAACAACCAGGGATTCCTGAAGGAAGATGATCTTTCAGATTATGCATTGAAGTCTTATGTGGACAACCTGGATTTCCTTACAGAAGATGATCTTTCAGATTATGCATTGAAGTCTTATGTAGACAACCTGGATTTCATTACAGAAGATGATTTGACAGGATATGCAACACAGACATGGGTGAATAACCAGGGATATTTAACGAGTGTACCTTCAACCTATGCCACAAAGAACTATGTTAACAACCAGGGATTCCTGAAGGAAGATGATCTTTCAGATTATGCATTGAAGTCTTATGTGGACAACCTTGATTTCCTTACAGAAGATGATTTGACAGGATATGCAACAAAAAATTATGTTGATAATCAGGGATTTATAACAAGTGATGAAATCACAGATATGGCTACACAGACCTGGGTCAGACAACAGGGATTTCTTGTTGGTAATGATATCACAGGATTGGCCTCAAAGAGTTGGGTAGGATTACAGGGATACATTACAGAGGATGACCTTTGTGGTTATGCAACTGAAGAGTGGACTAGGAACTTGGTTGACAGCCAGGGATTCCTTAAAGAGTGTAATTTGGATCCTTATGCTACAAAGAATTGGGTTGATAACCAGGGATTCCTTAAAGAGTGTAATTTGGATCCTTATGCTACAAAGAATTGGGTTGATAACCAGGGATATGTTAGTGTTGGTTATATTTCTTCTTTAATTTGGTCTGGTTCAATAGATGATTGGGAGCAACTTACTCCACAACAAAAATGTTCATATTTAATAGCATTGATTTATGATTAAAGTTTATTGTAATGAAGTAACTAGGGCTTTTACAAACTGTGAAAGAGTTAAATACATATACACTTATGGAAATTTGGTATGGCCACCTAATGACTACTCAATTTGGTATGTTAGTTGGACACCTACTGATTTAGTTGGTGAATTCTATATTGATGGTGTATCTAGAAACTTATCTGATTATTCAGGATATTTTAGTTGGATGGGTGTTGGAAGTATCAATCAAGGTGCTTTTCCAAGTCTAGGATTCACTTATATGGAAACAAATGTTGTTTCAATTGATGATCCACAAACAGCATCAGAAGGAGCATTTTATAATTGTAGTTTAATTTCATATATAAGTATGTCTTCATGTGAATATATTGGAAATTATGCATTCTATTATTGTTACTCACTGTCAAATATGAGTATTCCTGTATGTTCTTTTATAGGTAGTAGTGCATTTACTTTTTGTAACAGTTTAAAATATTTTTATGCTCCTGAATGTTTATATATTGGTAATGATGCTTTTTATGGTTGTACCAGTCTAATATATATATCATTACCAAAGTGTGAATATATTGGTGAACAAGCTTTTGAAGATGGTCATGTATTATCTTATACAGTAAACTTACCAGAATGTTCATATATTGGAAGATTTGCATTTGAAGATTGTTATATATTAAAATCTATTAGTTTACCTAAATGTAAATATATTGGTGATCATGCTTTTGCTGAATGTAGTAGTTTAGTGTCAATCAGTTTACCAAAATGTTCAAGTATGGGTAGTTATGTTTTTAACTATTGCACAAGTTTAAATAGAATATATCTAGGATATTCAGGATTATGTAGAATACCAAGTAGTACAGTATTCAATCAAACTAGAATTACTAGAAGTACAGGTTCAATCTATGTTCCTTCTATATTAGTGAATGTGTATAAGAATAATTCTGTTTGGAGTTATTTTAGAAATAGAATCTATCCTATGTCTTAATAAATTAACATAAATATAATAAACAAAATTTAATTGATTATGAAGATAAATGGAAAACCAGATGGTGGTGGAAGTGGTGCAGCTGTATGGGGTGGCATCACAGGTAACATCAACAGCCAGACAGATTTAATAAATAAGTTTAACAACTATGCAACAAAGTCTTGGGTAGAGGACAAGGACTATGTATCAGAAAATGACCAAAATCTTACTCCACTTTTCAGTAAGAGTGAGGGTTATTTGAAATACACTCCAGGTATCACTTATGTTGAGGGGATGAGTAATGTAGATATTTACACACAAATCAACAATAATAGTGTAAAGAATCTTCTTAATACAATAGGTGACAAGGTATATGGATATAATCCAAATGAAAACAGATTCTACAGATTCAATCAAGGAACTTTTTCTTTTGATGAGTATGAATTGAGCAGTTATGGATCAACAGCCAGACAGATTTATCCAATGTGGAGTGACTCACAGGGAAGGGTTTATTATGGTAATGGTTTTGTGTTCAACATAGATGATGATAATAAAACTGTAGAGTTATTGGAACAGAGTTTAGGTGGTGATTTTCAGGAACATACAGGTACTATTAAGAGTAACATCATCAAGAAGGATGGAGTTGTTTATATGATTTCATATAATAATGCTTGTGCTTACATCTTCAATGAAGAAACACAGGAGTTTGACAGTTCCATACCAGTACAGGGTACATTCCCCGCAAATAATTTTTACAGATATTTTACAGAGTTTGAAGGTCATTGGATTTATGATGCTGGCAGCACACAGACAGAGTTGGTGTTCCACTTGGATGTAGCAGAACCTTATGTGGAGTGGGTAACCCTTGAAAACAGGCTGTTCCCTGGTGCCTGGACATATGAGTATGAAGGTCAGACCATCAATGAAACAACCAGAGGTGTCTTTATCCATCCTGTTGTAAAGAATGGTGTAACAGATTGGTACACATTTGGTTATGCAAACCCAGTGATGTATAAACTTGTCAATGGAGCTTGGGTGATTGTTGATTATAATCAGACAGTTTCAGGTATGGCAACCAATGCTGGTGGTTGTGCTTTTGGTACTCTTTGGTTTGGTTTTGCATACAAAAACAGTGCACAAAATAATCTTATTATCTGGAATATGGATGACAGTGCAGTTGAAAAACCAGAAGTCTATGGTTGGGATAGTACTATAGACACCAGTCTTGCTTCAATTGAATCAAGACTCACTGCCCTTGAACAGGGTTATGGTGATGCTCTTTCTATAACAAATGAAATTTTAGGATAAGATATGAGTCAGTTAACAGATAATTTATATAGCATTGATGCCATCAAGAGTGGTATCAGGTCTGCCATAGAGGAAAAAGGTGTGGATATGACAGGTTTGTCATTCCAAGATTATCCTGCTGCAATCAGTCAGATTTCAACAGGTGGTACATTTGTCACAGAAACTCTTTCAGTCAGTTCAAATGGTATGTATACACCTGGACAGGGTATTGATGGTTACAGTCAGGTAGTGGTTGATGTACCACAGAGTGTTACTGGATTTACTGAAAAGGATGTTACAGAAGGTCATATAAATATTGTAAATCTTAACAATTCAGCATCTTTTGTTAGTGACAATGTATTTGCTAATAATAATTATTTAGTAACAGTAGATTTATCACAGTGTAAAACTGTTGGTTACAATGCATTTAATAGTTGTAAAAATCTTGAAAGTGTTAATATGTCAGTAGTAAATAAGATTGGTTCAAGAGCATTTATGCAATGTTCATCATTAACAACTGTTTCACTTCCAACCTGTACTTCTTTGTATGAACAAGCATTTTTATCTTGCAAATTATTATCAGATGTTTATATACCAAATGTAAGATTCATTAGTTCCATTGTATTTGGTTCTTGTTCGGCATTATCAACTATTAATTTACCAAATTGTTATTCAATTAATCAAAAAGCATTTGAAGGATGTACATCATTAAATGAAGTAAATGCCCCTAATTGTTACTATATTGAAAATAGTATATTTACAAGTTGCACAGGATTAACAACAGTTTCATTTCCTAGATTAACTTATTGTGGTGGGCTTGTATTTGTTAAATGTAAAAGTGTTAGTGAATTTGTTTTTCCATACCTGACATCAGTAGCGGGAGCCACATTTAATGAATGTAACAATGGTAATCTAAATGTTGTAAGTGTTCCAAATCTTTTAGCAATAAGTAAGTGGTATAATAATGCAATGTTGTTAAATACATCATTATCAGATTTATATATAGGAACAAATGTATATGGTGTTTTGGATTATACATCAGTTATAAATGGTTCAAATACTATTATTACAGGTTCAATATATGTGAATGGATATGAGTATAGCAAATATATAGTTGCAAATGGATGGAGTTCAATAAGCTCAATATTGGTACCTGTTGGTGATGTAAGTACTCCAATGTTACAATATAGTGATGGTGTTGTATTTGGAAATACTGGAGCAATAGAATCTTCATTTTTATCATATTTGGGTATTTCTAAATCATCAGTTGCTGAAGTCAATCTACCAAGTTGTAAATGTATATTAAGTAGTACATTTGAAAGATATTCTTTATCATATGCCAATCTTCCTGAATGTGAGTATATTGGTAATTTTGCATTTAGATCATGCTATAGTTTAACAGATGTTAGTCTATCACAGTGTAAGTATGTTGGTGATAGTGCATTTCAGTATTGTTCAAATTTGACAAAGATAGATTTACCTACTTGTGAATGTATTGGACAATATGGTTTTGCTAGTTGTAGTAATTTAAGTTCTATATATTTACCAGTTTGTTCATATATTGGTTTTAGTGCATTCTATACATATAATGGAGTAAGTTGTTCAATAACATTAGGATATAGTGGTGTAGTTAATACTAATGGTTCACCAGGAGCATTAAATGCATCTTTTTATGTTCCTGCATCTTTAGTTGATGCTTATAAGTCAGCACAATACTGGTCATTTTATTCAAGTAGAATCTTCCCTATACCAGAACCTTAATCTTTTGTTATATTTAGATTGAATTTTTCTTGATACTTATATAATGTTGATGAACCCCCTGACAGCAATGTGAGGGGGTTTGTTATGTTTAACATAAATACATTATATAAAAAGAATTTAAATATGAAGTGGTTATCTATTCTAGTACCCTACTATAATGAGGGTGAGGCAGTTATTAAGCCATTGTTGGACAGTATTCAGGTCCAGCAGAATACCAATTTAAATGACATTGAGGTTATCATCTGTAAGGATGGTGAGGATGGTCAGGGACTTTCAGAGGAGTTCCTGGCTGGTTATACTTATGACATACAGTATCACATTGAACCAAAAGGTGGAGTATCCAGGATGAGGAATCAGGCATTTTCTTATTCAAAAGGTGATTATGTGATGTGGTGTGACTGTGATGACCAGTTCTACCATGTATTGGCATTATGGTTGATTAAGAGGGAAACAACCACTCCTATGCAGGTGATGGTTGATGGTATGCAGACCACAGTGAATGGGTTTGATGGTCTTTATAGTGTGTTCCTTGAAGAGGGAAGAAACCCGGAAACAGGTGAAACTTACTTTATTGACAGGAAGGATGGATTTCAGTTTGTCCATGGTAAGGTATTCAGGAAGGAGTTCCTGGTAAAGAATGACATTCATTTTTTTGATGAGTGTACAATCCATGAGGATAATGTACTCAATGCCCAGGTCCAGGCCTGTACAAAGTACATCAAATGGTGTCCACAGCCATTCTACCTCTGGAAATGGAGGGACAATTCAGTATGTAGGATTGATCCACTTTACATAAAGAAAACCTATCCTGATTTGATTAAGTCATCTGATTGTCTTCTTACCTGGTTCACAGAAAAGGGTAAGATGGATAAGGCAAAGGAATCTGTTGTTGCTATCACCCTGGATTCTTACTATACTTTCTGTCATCCATCCTGGAAGCAAATCAGTACCCAGGAATACAGGGATGGTGCAGAAAAGTACTTTGCCAATTACTTTAAGAAATGGGAGTATCTGTGGAATGAAGCACCTGATCAGTTGAAGATGCAGATAAGTGCTGGTATCAGACAGAGGGAGGTTTCTATGGGTATGGAAATGGAAACAGAAACACTGGAGCAGTACCTAAAAAGGATAAAGGAGTTATCATAAATACTATATAAGATTATAGTATTTTTAAGATGGATAAAAGTAGGGTAGATTGTAACACAAAGGCACACTGGATTAGTTTCTGGATATGTTTATTCATAGCAGTATTCCTTATGGTAGGTGGTGCCATTGTTCCCCCTCCTTTTGTTATAGACCAATCCATCTTCAAGGCAGTGGCCTGGTTGTTTGGGTTTGCAGCTTTATCACAAGTGCCGGCATTGGTCAATTCAGGTAAGACTGCCAGACTTCAACATGGTCAGACTACTCTTACAGTAGGTGATAAGACTGAAACCAAGGAATAATACCATAGTGGTTGTTGTGCCACTTTATATAATTATTGCCATATTTTTCTTTTTCCCAGGAATGCAGTGATGTACTCCTGGGTTTTTTTCATAAATAAATAGGATAAACTGCTTCCAAATTCTTTTTGCCACTCCACTCCTGAGTCTTGGATGATGGGGTGGCTTTTTCATATACAAAGACACCCAATAAAAAAATTTTCCAAAAAAGCAATACTTTCCTCAAATATTTTTTGGATATGTCAGATTTTTTCATTATATTTGTAGTAGAAGAAACAAAAGAAAAGATATTATGGCAAAAAGAAATTACAAAGAATTTACCTATTTAAGGTCACCTTATCAGGAAAGGGTTATTTTTGAGTATGGGAATACTGTTCCCACTGACACTGAAATTACAGCCTATATTTTTGACAGGTTGATATTCTACTACAAGCAGTTGCACACTTATGGGGAGCACTATTGGGAAAACCACATAGACCTCTTTGAGTATATTATAAGACACATTGAAGCCTGTTCAAAGGGTAGATGGGCTGACTCTGAACACCCCTGTTACAATCCACAGATGTTGAGTTATGCTGAAGAAATTGCAAAGAAGAAGGATTTATACAAGTACCTTCAGGCCAGGGTGAGTTATCTGTGGGAACTGTTCAGACTTGCAGATGAAGGTATGCTTCCACCCTACATTCCAATGACAAATGTCTTTGACCCTGAAAACAAGTATGCTGACAAGTTGAAGGAGGACTATGATGAAGACTATAAGAGGGTTCTTTTCCTTTGTAGTGAAACTCAGTACCCCAAACAGCAGGTAAGGTTTATGGACAAGGATGCCACCATTATTTCTGTGAAGAAGGGAAAGGGATGGTACAGGTGTGGTAACATTGAAGATTGGGAAAAGTATTATGAAAATATCACAAATAAGTAGTATCAGAAACCACCCCACTCCCAGGGTGGTTTTTTCGTAGTCGCACAAAAAAACACCCTGGACTTCACAGCCAAGGGTGCATAATAAACAATACAATAATTATGTCAAATTACAACTATATTACACAGTATTTATGTAAATGGTTTTTTGTTATATTTAAAGTGGTTCTGATGTAAGAAAAGTATTTCTATGGGTGAGTAGTTTTCAGGTATTGCTACTCACCCATCTTTTATAATTTTGATTTTCAATTTTCATAAATATAGTATAGAGTTTTGTTATATTTAATATATAGATAATTCATTGGTTGAAAGGATGTCTTCCTCTTTTAGTCTGATCAACCACATACATAGAAAAATATACAATACCAGTGTAATTGAAAGGGAGGGGAAGCCCAAGTAAATTGCACTGGGTTTATTGTATTATGGATATTTTTATACCAGATGAAATCGTTAAAGTAAAAAAACTTAACATTACAGAAAAAGCAGTACTGTCCATATATAAGTACTATACAGAAAAAGGTAAATACAAATGTTGCACTCTGACTAAACCACAGATTGCAGATGAAATTGGTATCAGTGTTGATTATATGAAGGACATCAAAAAGCACCTGAAGGAACTTGGTTATATAAGGACAGATGGTGGTATCAGGGTGATATACCTTGGTGTTCAGGTGGGTGATATAACACCCAGTGAGCAGGTGTCAGGACACCCACTAGTTAATGAACAGGTGGGTGATATAACACCCACTAGTGGGGGATATAACACCCATTGGGGGGTGTCAGGACACCCAGTGGGGGGTGATATAACACCCAGTGAGTGGGGGATAGAACACCCCCATAAAAAAGAAAAAAAAGAAAAAGAAAATAAAAAAGAAGAAAAATGGGTGACCAACATCAAACTACTTTTTTCCAACTTGCCTAAAGACTACCAGACAAAGGAAATGGTAAGTTACATAAAGGATAACTATATTGATAAACTTAATGAAGTTGACTTCAATGAAGGTGGTATACTTGATACCTGGATTCCTAACATAAAGAATGAGTTAAACAAACAGTTCCCTATAAACTATGTTATGCCAAAAGAAGAACCTATAAGTAATACCATTGATGTCTTCTGACAGCAGGCAGAGCCTGCCAGTTCAGTCTTCCTTACAGTCAGACTGATCAATAAGCAGACATCACAGGAATGGTGGTAAAAACCCCTCTATTTTGAGCTTTCTTCTTATGGATGATAAATCATACCACTCACTCCCTTATCCTTCCTATAACAAAGAAAAAACCACTAAAGATGAAAGATAAAACAGTAGAAGACATAAACCAGGACTTCCAGGACTTCCAGGATGACCTCCTTATAAGACAAAAGCACTTAAAGCTGCCTTCTTCCTTTGATACTTCCTCTATGGATGACCTTATGTCACTCCTGGATAGACCACAAAAAATAACCCTGTAAAAAAAGGTAAATTTCCTTCATTTTTTCTTCAATTTCCTTCCTGTTTTGTTATATTTAATATAGAACACAACCCCACATTGTTCCTACTCATAGTATATATTATATGATATTCTGTATCACCTGAACTGGATTGTGGGGTCCATAGTAGGGTGATACTTTTGTCTTATTATGATTGATGAATTAGATGATTATAATAACATAGATATAACCCTGTACCAGAAAATGACAGGCATATCCAGGACTACCAGGGAGGAAATCAACCCCAGGGTACACCTTATAAAAACAGAACAAATCTACCATAAGTACCATACCTCCTCCTATGCCAATGTGATAAAGGTAGATAAGTACATAGATAACAACCTGGTAAACTCCTACTCCTGGATCCAACCTATCACTCTAAATGAAATAAAAGAATTCAAACCACACAGGAAAACAATCATATCAGAGGAAAAGAAAGCACAGAACAGGAAGTACTACCAAAGAAAAAAAGCAGGACTGGTCACACCAAGACCCAGACTCACAGAAGAAGAAAAACAAAAAAGGTATGAAGAAAAAAAACAAAAGGCCAGGGAAAATTACAAAATATACTACCAGAAAAATAAGGATAAAATCAATGCCAGGAAAAAAGAGTACTACCAACAACATAAGGAAAAAATGAATTCCTACTCCAAACAATACTATCAAGATCATATTGATGAACTACACCAATACAATAAAGAATATTATCTGAAAAATAAATAAACCAATTAAATCAAGAAAAATTATGGGAAGACCAACTAAAAGAACACAGTTCATTAAAAGATTATTCAAGGATATTGAAACAGATCCTTGGTGGCAAACCTACAAAGATGCACTCTACAAAGAATACATCCTACACCTTACAATAGGATCACCCAGATGGCTGTATGACCACCTTAAACATACAGCAGAATCATACTGGGATTATATGAACCAATCAACCAATTATGATATAGAAGAACTCATAACTGACATGGGTGATGTATTGGATACACCTATCACAAGAAAACTCATTGAAGGACTAACAGGGGAAACAACACTATGAATACAGTAAAAATACAACCCTTCCACATGAGGGGAAATCCAAAAGGAAACATCACCTTCCAATACTATATGACCTATGATGATAAAAACAAAAGATTGATCACCATAACAGGACCATATAATAACTTCAATGAAACTTTAGACATACCCAATAGAATGATGAATATTTTTATCATACTTATGAGGAAATCTGGATATAATTATTCACTACAAAATGGGAAGATACAAATGACCTATTCTGACTTCCTCAATTTTGAACTCAAACAATTCAAGAACATCACTATAAATAACCAACTTTTGTAACAAAAATGTTACATAATCTAAGGTTAGTTTTTGTTGAGGTCAGGGGATCTATCGATAATTTTGTTACATTCTGACATCCAAAACCTCAATACAGTAGCCTGGAATGGGGATTTTGCTTATAAATTATAAGTTAAACAAGGGAATAACTTACAGATTGTAAGTAATCCTTCCATAATACTAAACTTTCTTCATGATTGCACTATACCCTAAAAAGTATGGTGCAATTTTCCTTTAAAAAAGTTGCACCAGGCTGAGAAAGTTACCATTTTGTGAGTAGAAATGCACAGTCCATCTGGGGTGATCATATTGCATATATTGCATCTACACCCACTCCAGGCTGTGATTTTTGGTATTGCTAAGAAATTTGCAAAAGTTGGTTCTAATTCCTCTTCCTCCGCAACCCCATAATGAGTCATATCTGATACTCAATTATTTAGGGAAAAATAATCTTCAAAAAGATGCACCAAAAATGCACCGGGACAAAAATCCTGGTGTTTTTTTGTTGTATATATACCTTTACTTACAGGATTCATACACAAAGGTAGCTGTTTTTGTTATGTTTTCCATAAATACTTAAAAAGGAAAGTATTTAGTATGGCAAAACAATTCAAGGATTACCTTAATGAGGGACAGAAGGTAGAGGAGGCTGTAGTTGATCAGTTGACCAGATTACTCCCTGGATACAAGATTGTACACACCCCCCAGGACAATGACATTGACAGGTACATTTATTCACTCATTGATGTGGTGGTAATGAAGGATGACAGAATCCTTTTTGGTATAGAATGTAAGTATGGTGAGCAGAAGTACCAGAGGTGTTTACAGAAGAATGGATGGGATGGTGATTACAACACACCACTGAACAGATCATCCTTACACAAGTACAAGGAAGCTGGTTATCCTGTTTATCTTATCAACATCAACAGGTGGTGTCACAAGGTCTTTGTGGCTGATTTACCTACCATATTGAAATCACCCAATGATGCAGGTAAGAATGTGAAGGTATCAGGTGAGGTGATTTACAATGTGGATTCCAGGACCTGGATGACCTATGAGGGACAGATTAACCTTTCTTCAATCCTCAATGATATAATAAAAAAAGAATTATGATAGATATTCTATTGTTAGCAGTTATAGTTGTATGTATAGTGGACATCAGTGGGTTTACTGATTCTTGGAAATCAGGTCTTAAAAGACTTCTTACCAAGGGAAGGATGAGTGATCCCAATTACTCCTTTAAACCATTTGACTGTTCATTCTGCCTTACATTCT